AAGGCAATACTCATAAATGGCATTGTAGGGCTTGTGATGTAAAATATAATGCAGAATTACACGCTAAAAATCCATTTAATAGATTGTTTCATTTAGCAAAAAGAAGGGCAAAAGAAAAAAATATGGAATTCACACTCACAAAAGAAATAATTAAATCAAAATTTCCAAAAGATAATAAATGTCCTGTCACTAAAAAACCTTTTTTATTTGGAATTGAAAATAAACACTTTAACCCCACAATTGATAGAATTAACAATTTTAAAGGATATACACCTGAAAATATTATGATTGTTTCATATAGAGTTAATAGTATCAAAAGAGATACCACCGATTTTGCAATTTTTAGGCAAATAGCTGACTTTTATACTAAAAAAAACCTTTCAATTGTATAACTTTTCTTATAATATCCCATATAAATAGAAAGGATAAATATGAAAATGGAAATAAGTACCAAAAATGCAAGTATTTTAATTGACGTTATTAACAAACAATTAGAAATAACAAGATTAAAAATACAGAATTCTAATGACCTTTTAGAGCAAAATCATTTAATAATTTTACAAGGTTTACGAAATGAATTCGAAAATCATTTTTTTAATCAAACAATTGAAAGAAAGGATAAAATAAAATGAATTTAAATTTTAGTACAAAAGAAAAATGTTTGTTAAATGATTTAATAAACATTGAAATTAAAAATTGTTCTAATGATTTTAATTTAATAAGTTATGTTGAAAGACTTAAAAAACTTAGATTTAAAATACAATTAGACACTCAACAATTGAAAAAAGCCATTAAAATGTATGGTAATGACATTAATGAAAATAAGAAAGGATAAATAAGAATGAAAAAAAACGAATTAGAAATATTAGAAAGCGCTATAACTTGTATAAGCACTTTGCAAGATTGTTTATTTAAAGTTAATGAACGATTAGAAAAAATTGAAAGTCAATTAACAAAAGATTATTTGAAAATTGAAGAGAATAAGAAAGGATAAATAAAAATGACTATTTATACAATTCAAGTTGAAGAAAAACATATTGAAGATGGTATACCCGAATGCAGCACAGGTTGCGCAGTAGCTAAAGCCATTGACGAAAAATTAGGTAAATTATTTAATTTAGATTTAGAACCTAGAATTTGTGAAAGTGGAGATAATTACACCCTTCGATTAGCTGATAATAAACCAAGTCCTTATCAAACTATTTTTGACGCTGATATATTAAATGAAGACCAACAAAGAGTTAATAATTTCGTTGAAGATTTTGACGAAGGAAAAGACGTTAGCCCTTTTGATTTTAATATTTTTGTTGATGATAAATCAGTTGAAAGAATGAAAGCGCTTGCAAAAAAAGAAAATGAAAATTTTAAAATTACAAAGTGAGTGAAAGTAAATTTTATCAACAATTAAAAAAATCCTTGCCTCAAGTTTATTTTGAAAGGATAGAAAATAGAATAGGGCAAGGAACCCCCGATATAACAGCAATTTATAATAAAAAGGAAATTTGGATAGAATTAAAATTTATAAAACTAAATAAGATTAATCTTAGTACCTTTCAAATTTCATGGCATTTAAAAAGATTTTCTCTAGGTATTCGCACTTTTATCTTGGTTAAAAGGGGCAAAGACTCCCTTATAAAAGCATATGAAGGCAAAAAAGCGCTAGAAATAGCCAAAAATGGCTTTTCTGTGCCTTGTTTCGTGGTTCGTGAACCCCGAACCGATATAAAAATACTCCTTAAAATGTTTGAAAATTAAGCATTTATGGGATAAATTGGGCTATTAATTAATTAGAAAGGATAAAATAAAATGAGTCGTTCATATTCAATTTGGAATGATGTGCAGGCGTGTATTTATAAAGGTTCGAAAAGTTGGGGTGCAAAGAATACTTGCGACGTTAACGTAAACGTTGGTTCTAGTTCCACTTATTCTAATCATTTTGTAAATCACACCACCACAAAAAGAGAAATTAAAAAGAACCTTTTTGAATTTCGTTTTTACGTTGATAAACAAATAATCAGAAGGGCGTTATTTGATAACTTAACAAAATCTTTTAATTTCTTGGATACTGAACCAAGTACCGAGAACCAAGAACCAAACCCAAAACAACTAGAATTATTTTAGAAAGGATAAATAAAAATGACGCAACAAACAAAAGAAGATAATAAAATTAAAGAACTTGAAGAAAAAATAGGCATTTTGGAGGTTAAACTAGAAAAAGCAAATATACTTTTATTTCAAGTTATTGAAGAAGATGAGAATGAAAATCTAATTGTTGACTATGAAACAATAAAAAAGAAAATTCATTTATATTTTAATTTTAAATTAGTAAATCATAGACCATTTTAAAGAAAGGATAATTAAAAATGAAAAAGAAAACTGAAACAAAAAAAAGAACAATTAAACTTGGTTCTAATTATTTAAGATTTTTGCAGGCGGCTGATAAATATAGGCACTTACCATATCCTGAATATAAAAAGAAAATTGCCCAAGAATTAGGATACATAAAGAAATAAATAATTAACCTAGGACCATGAACCGTGGTCCTAGGTACTTACAACCAAACCAAAAAACAAAAACCCCTTTACATTTACCCCCGCCCCCCTAAAAGCAGCCACGCAAAAATAATTTACACTACGCCCCCTGTTTGATACATACAACACTATGGAAAACAAAACGGAGGTCCAACTCCAAACAGAATTATTGGAAGAGCAGTTAAGAAAGTTAAATCTGGCAGAAAAAAGGTTTATCCCTTTTGTTAAACACGTTTGGCCAGAATTTATTGAGGGTGATCATCATCGCAAGATAGCAAAGAAGTTTGAAGATATTGCCAATGGAAAGATAAAGCGATTGATCGTTAATATGCCACCCCGACACACTAAATCAGAATTTGCCTCCTATTTGTTTCCTGCATGGATGGTAGGAAAAAATCCAAAATTAAAAGTAATACAAACAACACACACAGGTGAACTAGCCGTGAGGTTTGGTCGTAAGATGAAGAATCTTGTTGATCAAGAAAGTTTTAGACAAGTCTTTGAAGATTGTCGTATTGCAGCAGATTCCAAAGCTGCTGGTAGATGGGAAACAAATAAAGGCGGAGAATATTATGCAGCAGGTATCGGCGGTGCTATCACAGGTCGTGGTGCAGACTTACTCATTATCGATGATCCACATTCCGAGCAAGATGCATTAAGTGACACGGCTATGGATTCCGCTTATGAGTGGTATACTTCTGGTCCTCGTCAACGTCTACAACCAGGTGGCGCAATCGTCATTGTTATGACACGTTGGTCCACGAAAGATTTGACGGGCAAATTGTTAAATGCACAATCAGAACCAAAAGCTGATAAGTGGGAGGTAATAGAATTTCCTGCAATCATGCCAAGCAACACACCTGTCTGGCCGAACTATTGGAAGTTAGAAGAATTAGAGGGTGTAAAAGCATCTTTGTCAGAATCAAAGTGGCAAGCACAATGGCAACAAAATCCAACTTCAGAAGAAGGATCTATCATTAAACGTGAATGGTGGCAGATGTGGGACAAAGAAGATATACCTGATTTGATACACATCATACAAAGTTATGACACCGCGTTTAGTAAAAAAGAAACAGCTGATTTTTCTGCAATCACTACGTGGGGAGTTTTCTATCCTCCGTTTAAGGGTCCCCACCTAATTTTGCTTGATGTAAAAAAAGGGAGGTGGGACTTCCCTGAATTAAAAAAAATTGCGTTAGAGGAGTATAAGTACTGGGAACCAGAGACTATCATTATCGAAGCAAAAGCAAGTGGCACCCCCCTAACTCACGAATTACGTCAGATAGGAGTCCCTGTCGTGAATTTTACACCAAGTAAAGGAAACGATAAGCATGTACGAGTAAACTCTGTTGCTCCCTTATTTGAAGCAGGAAAGGTGTACTATCCAGATAAAAGATGGGCAGAAGAAGTTATTGAAGAATGCGCCGCTTTCCCTTATGGTGAGCATGATGATTTAGTGGATTCAACCACACAAGCACTAATGCGCTTTCGTCAAGGTAATTTTATTAATTTACCAGATGACTATCAGGATGAACCACGGATCACGCAACAAAGGGAATATTACTAATGGCAGAAACATTTGACAATCCGTTGAAAAACTTACTTTTGGACAAAATGATTTCAGATGGATACTTTAAACGTGATAATTTGGATAAATCAACTATTCAAACAATATCAGATTTAAAAGATTCAGAGGTTCTTCAATTGTTAAAATCATTTGGTGTCGGACCAAAGATTGTCAAAAAAGATGGTGGTATTGTTCAAATGAGCAATGGCGGTGATCCGTTATTAGGTAAACTTGTAGAAAAGTTAAAGAACAAACCAAAGCTAGCCTCGGCTACGGAAACAATGATTGACCAAATTGCGGCTTTGGACGAACCTAAAGACGTAGTAGTGGAAAGAAAAACAACAAAAACATCAAATGTTGTAAAAGGTTCTGAGGTTACGAGAAAGATGGGACCAGAAGTTATTGAAGTTTTTGATAAAGCAGGAATCACTAAAGCACAAATTGCTAAGATTCAAAAAGTTCCTGACATAAATGATTATCTAGACGACTTTGATGGTTTTAATAAAGCGATGAAAAAATATCGGACCACGGCTCTAAAAGGTTTAAATGAAAAACAGCTAGCCGCAATTCAAAAAACGGGATACTTATCTGGATATAAAACAAATATTATGGAAGATATTATGAAAAAGGGAGCTTCATATAATCCAAAATCAAAAAAATATACAATCAAACCAAAATATAAAAATGTTTTAACTTTAAATAAAAAAGGTGAACCTGCAATTAACAAGGCTTTTCAAAATAAATATCTTGATGAAAACTTTGATTATGTATTTAAAACAAAAGCATCAGCTACAGGTGTAAAAAAACCAAAGATACAATCACAAATTTATACAAAAATACAAGACCTTGGTAAAAAGACATTGAACAAAGCACAACAATTAAATTTAGATTTTGCTTTAGCGCAGATAGATAAATTATTTCAAACAGGTCAAACAAAAAAAGCAAAAGCAGCACTTACTGCTCTTGTCACTTTAGTTAGTAAAGGAACCTTTGGTAAAGCGGTAGGAGCCGCAACTGGTCCTTTCGGTACAGCAGCCATGGGTGCACCTGAAGTTGTTGACTTAGCAATAAAAGGAAAAGAAAATATTTTAGATCCAATGATCATGGAACCCGCAGCAGCAAAAATGGTTGAGGGTGAGAATATGTTGGCAAACTTATTAAAAAGCAAAATACCTAATTTTGAAAAAGGTGGTCCAGTTGATATGCCCGATCCCCGATATGCTACAACTCCAGAAGAAATTTCTACTGAAAATTTAATGTTGATAGAAAAGGTACTTACGGACATGTATAAAAAACAAGGTGGTCCTTTAAATGTTAGTCAAGTAGAACGATTAGCCTTAGAGCTTGCAAGAGCAGACTCGATAGGTGACAAAAAAGTAAACTTTGGAGGAACTTCAGAAGATAATATTAATCTTCTTATTAACGGCATAAATATGTTGCAAGGTTCTGCTCTGGAAAAAGCTAAAGCGACGGATGGTAATCCAACACTTGGTGAAGCAGCAGAAAGCACAAAAGATTTTATTACAAGAGGCATGAATAAATTAGGTAGAATGTTTAACTAAATTACAATAAAAGGGAGTTATGGCCATAGATAAAAAAATACAACCAGAAAATGCAGAGATAGAAATACAAGATGAGGTTGTTGTTGAAACACCTGGAGAATCTCCAGAAATAAATATTGAAATGACAGAAGATGGAGGGGCATTAATTAATCCTCCTCTAGAAGCACCCTCAACAGATTTTTATGCTAACTTAGCAGAAGTTGTATCAGAAGATGAACTACAAAGAATTTCAAATAAATTATTAGGTGAGTTTGAAGATGACAAAGATTCACGAAAAGATTGGGAAGAAGGTTTTTCAAAAGGTTTAGATCTACTTGGATTTAAATATGATGAACGCTCACAACCCTTTCAAGGAGCGAGTGGTGTCACTCATCCACTATTAGCAGAATCTGTCACACAGTTTCAAGCACACGCCTATAGAGAAATGCTACCAGCAAAAGGACCAGTTGATGTAAGCATTGTTGGTGAAGTTACGA